TTATGCAATTTTTTGGTTTTGAAATAAAACGTAAAAAGGACTCATTACCAATTGAATCGGTGGTATCACCAACAATTGATGATGGGTCCACACTCGTATCTACAGCAGCAGGTTATTATGCGCAAACCATTAATATGGATGCGGTTATTAATAACGAGAACGATCTTCTAAGAAAATACAGAGAAATCTCTGGGTTTCCAGAAGTTGATGCTGCTATCGAAGATATTCTTAATGAGGCAATTATTGTTGAAGACAATGAGCCTCCCGTATCATTAGACCTTAAGGATCTAAAGGTATCTGAAAATATTAAGAAAAAACTTACTGAGGAATTTGAAACTGTATTAGATCTCTTAGGTTTTGGTGAGAGAGGTCATGATATTTTCCGTCTTTGGTATGTTGATGGACGCATCCATTACCAAGTATTGATTGACGAAAAAGATGTAAAGTCAGGAATTAAAGAACTGAGATACATCGATTCAATGAAAATTCGTAAAATAAAAGAAGTAAAAAAAGAACGAGATAAAAAAACAGGATTAGAAACTGTAAAAGAAGTGCAAGAGTACTATGTTTACAACGAGAAAGGTATTTCCTCTGCTAATTCTCAAGGTGTTAAGTTAAGTAAAGACAGTGTTGTATACTGTAACTCTGGTTTAATCGATCAGGCTCTTAACATGGTTCTTAGCCATTTACACAAAGCAATTAAACCAGCCAATCAATTAAAGATGATTGAAGATTCGCTGGTTATCTATCGTGTTTCTCGTGCGCCAGAGCGTCGTATATTCTATATCGATGTTGGTAATTTACCCAAAATTAAAGCAGAACAGTATGTTCGTGATATTATGAACAAGTATCGTAATAAACTTGTTTATGATGCAAATACTGGAGAAATTAAAGACGATCGTAAGCATATGTCTATGCTTGAAGATTTCTGGATGCCACGTCGTGAGGGTGGTAAAGGAACAGAAATTACAACTTTACAGGGTGGACAAAATCTTGGCGAGTTGGCTGATGTAAAATATTTTAAAGACAAATTATATGAGTCTTTAAATGTTCCAAAAAGCAGAATGCAACAAGATCAAACAGCTTTTAATCTTGGTCGCTCAGCAGAAATTTCAAGAGATGAAGTTAAGTTTGCAAAATTTATCAACAGATTGCGTGTGCGTTTTTCGCTACTATTCTCTGAAATCTTAAGGACCCAACTTATACTCAAGGGAATCATTAGAGAAGATGAGTGGGATGAATTTGATAAAAAAATTAAATACCATTTCAAAATTGACAATCATTACGCTGAACTAAAAGAGAACGATATATTTACTGGAAGATTGGCAATGCTTCAACAAGTTGACCCATTCGTTGGAAAATATTATTCTAAACAATACGTCCAGGATAATATTCTTAAACTTGCAGAAGAAGATATGCAAAGAATTGAGAAAGAGATTGAGCAAGAAAAAGGGCAACAATACGTTGACGCTGATCATTTGGGAACAATTGCTGGTGTAACACAAACTGCTCAACAAACTTATCTTGCTGCAAATGCTCCGCCTGAAACTCAAGAAGCACCAACATCAAATACACAATAAGGAATAATTATGGCAAACGAACAAATTATTGATTTAATCGACAATATTGTAAACGACAATGCAGTTGAATCAGAAAAAGCATTTAACTCTATTATGGCAGATAAAATAGCCGATAGATTACAAGATTATAGAAAAGAAGTAGCATCAACATTCTTTAACACGGCTGAGCAACAGGAAACAGAGGCAGAAACTCAAGAAAATGCAGCTGGCTAATTTTTTATCTAAGATCCACACTGTCAAAGGCAATTACGGAAAAGTTGTCAGTGTCGCATCGTATTATGATAAAGAGATTATCATAAATGATAAAGAAGAGTATTTTGTTGATGGTATAAAATTAGAGCAGAAGTTTGAAAACTTAGAGGAAGTCAAATCATACATTGATATACAAGAAGAAGCATTTAAAACCAAAGTAGAATTATACGAAAATATATCTGATACCAAAGTTGCTTCGATTATTAGAAAACATACAGAAATAAAGATAACAAATCATCTCATTGAACATTATATACATACAGCTTCCTCTAAGTGTTTTACAGTTGATCCAATTATCTTAGAGATGAGAATGACCAATAAACTGGACTCTGAGATTAGTGGTAAAATAGTTTTTAGATTAGATGACGGTAAACAGGTCGCATTATCAGAGCAAACTCTTGAGAAAATTGCGAATTTACTAAATAATATGGAAATAAAAGATCAAACGATTGACTTTATGAGAAAAAGTCAAGAAAATTTTCTCTCAGTTATAAGAATAGTATAGGAAAACTAACATGGCAGCAACAAAAACCGTAGTTAGAAATAACATCAATAAATGCTTAATCCGCATTGTTGGCACAACAGCTGCAGATACCTCAACAGTTGATTTAGATGTCGACTGTCTTGGATCTTTTGAAGCATTAACTGTTGGTGGAACAGTAGCTGTAAATATCGCAAAAGTAAAAGCGAGCACTGGTAATAGTATTACTCTTGTTCGTAATGGCGTTACAGTCGCATCATTATATGGCTCAGATATTTTAGATGAAGCTGATTGGGTAATTACTGATCAAAATACACATGACATCGTTGTTACATTTGTCGGTGGCGGAGGAATGGTATTGCTTGAACTAACAAAAGTTAGTGGATTCTCGCCTGAGTTTGAGCCAGGATCTTTTGGTGGTGGTGATAACATTAACGCAGTGGGGTCATAAGCCATGAGACTAATTAGAGAACAAGTAACAGAAACAAAATTTATTGTTGAAGAAAAGCTCGGTAAAGGAAAACAGTATTTTATCGAAGGTATATTTCTTCAATCAGAACTAAAAAATCGTAATGGACGCATGTATCCAGAATCAATTATGGATAGAGAAGCGTCTCGTTACATAACAGAATATGTAGAAAATAATCGTGCTTACGGAGAACTAGGTCATCCAGATACACCGACAATTAATCTTGATCGTGTATCCCATTTGATTGTAGATTTACGTAAAGAAGGTACAAACTACATTGGTAAGGCAAAGATTTTAGAAACCCCAATGGGTGCTATTGCTCGTGGTCTTTTAGAGGGTGGCGCAAGTCTTGGTGTTTCTAGTAGAGCACTTGGTTCTTTAAAAGAGGACAAAGATGGTGTTCAAATCGTTCAAGACGACTTTATGCTGTCAACTGCAGCTGATATCGTAGCCGACCCATCGGCTCCAGATGCTTTCGTTCGTGGCATTATGGAAGGAAAAGAGTGGGTTTATGTTGATGGAAAATTTGTGGAGAGACATATTGAAGAGACAAAGAGGGCAATCCAAAAGGTTTCCTCTCGTAACTTAAACGAGCAAATGCTCAAAGAATTTAAAAAATTCTTGATGAAATTGTAATTTTTATAAATAAATTTATCGAAAATAAATCGGACATAACCTATTCAAACAGGAGATAAACATGTCAGTTGAAAAGAAAATAGCTGAGTTGCTTGCGGAGTCTGAAAAACTACGTCAGCAAGAAGAACAAATTGAGGATATCGTTGAGGAAATTAACGAAGAATCAGAAGAGCAACTCGATGAGGGTGCTGCCGAAACAATCAAAATGAAAGGCAGTGCTGGTAGCGAGGGCGACAATCCAGACAATAAGAAAAACCAAGGAACAGAAAAGCCAGCTGTTACAACAAGCAAGGCGAAAGATCCAGCACCAGGAGCAGCAATGAAAGAAGAAATTACAGTCGATGTTACTGATGATGTAGCTGCATTGGTAGAAGGCGAGGAGTTGTCAGAAGAATTTAAAACAAAAGCTGCAACAATTTTTGAAGCAGCAGTTGTTACAAGAGTCAAGGCTGAATTAGCCAAGATTCAAGAGCAGTATGACGCACAACTCGTAGAAGAGTTTGAGCAGATTAAAGAGGGTCTAGTTGAAAAGGTTGATGGATATCTCGGTTATATTACCGAGCAGTGGATGAAACAAAATGAGATTGCCCTTGAAGGTGGTATGAAAGCAGAATTAGCAGAGTCATTTATCCAAGGTATGAAGACATTGTTCGAAGAGCATTATGTTGATGTACCAGCAGAGAAATATGATGTGCTTGGTTCACTTGAAGAGAGAGTTGCAGAACTTGAAGGCAAGTTGAATGAGTCTGTAAATACCAATATTGAAATGCAAAAGAAAATTGCAGAATATGATAGAGAGCAAATTGTTGCTGAACTCTCAGATGGCTTAACAGCTACTGAAGAAGAAAAGTTTGCAACATTGGCATCAGAAATTGTTTACGAATCAGCTGACCAGTATAAAGGTAAGCTACAAACTATTCGTGAATCATATTTCACAAAAGCAGCACCTGTAGCGAAAGATACAGTTGCAGCAGAAGAGCCAGTTGGTGATCAGAAAGTAATTTCTGAGCAAATTGCTCACTATGCGTCTGCATTGGCAAAACTTAAGAAATAACCTTTTCAGGAGAAAAATAACATGTCAACAATGTTAAGAGAAGATCTCGTTAAAAAATGGGCACCCGTCCTTGAGCACGAGACAATGGATCCAATTAAGGATCAGTATCGTAAAGAAGTTACTGCTGTTCTTTTAGAGAATCAACAAAAGTCTCTATCAGAAGAGCGTGCTGCTCTTTTCGAAGCAGTTCCAACAAATGCGAACTATAATGGTTCATCAACAAACCCAGATACAGGTGGTGTTGCTAAGTATGATCCAATCTTGATCAGCTTGGTACGTCGTGCTGCTCCACAAATGATCGCTTATGATGTTTGCGGTGTTCAGCCAATGACAGGTCCAACAGGTCTAGTGTTTGCAA